ATGCGAAAATATTCTAAATCATCTCCGCTTATTAGAGTGCCAGGTCTTTTAGGGTTTTCTTTTTTTTCTCCCCCTTTGCGAATTTTACCTAATAAAGGGAACCGGGCTTGTCTTGTTGTCAAAGATTTTATAGGCATTGTTTTTACTCCTAAAAAGGAAGGTTGCTAGGGTCGCTAAATCTATAAGAGGAAGGAAACTCATCTATTTCTTTCCCAGCAAAATACTTGACCACACTTGGGCAAGTGACATCATGAGCCTCTGTTACTTCCAGAAGTTTCGACATAACCACTTGCTGTGCTTGATTTAAAAGAAATTCATAGCAAGCATCAGCATCTTCGCCGTCTTCTGGTTTTCCATGAATATTTATACCCGCATTCACAGACTCAAAGTTACCGAGATTGATTTTCTGACTATAATCTACCGAGATATGGGTGATAAGCATCTCTCCTCTAAAATTTGATTAATACAATCTTATAGTAGATTGCTAGAATTGTCAAGCATTTTTAAGAAAAAACTTGCAAAAAACTTACAAAAAGATAATAGTACAAAAGAACTAAGTTATTATCGTTAATAGATTGTAGATAAAGATATTAACAATGGAATCCTTGATATATATAGGTTTCAGGCTTTGTTGATACTGTTAACGCTATTTCCCAATATTATTTTTTTTACACTCTTACTGTCTAGTTCGTTTATCGAAAATTTAGGATAAGGGGAAATAGCGATCGCTACAAGCCTAGAGTGTGTTTCAATGCTTGATCAATTTCTGCTGTCGGCAATGAGCCAATCACACGGTAAATTGTCAGGACTGATTGCCATTTTAGGTCAAGGCATAACGAGAACCAATTTTACCCAAAGCGAAGGCTGCTTTAGCGCGAATTCTGGGGTGGTTATCATCTAGTTTTTTAGAGAGGGAGCTAATGACGATTTTGGTATATTCATTAATTTTAATCATATTGTTTTCTATAGTGACTAATCGGAGTAACTTGTCTTTTGTCTCTGCCAAATTCTTATCTTCTGTATCGCACTGTAAACTTTGAGTATTATAAATTTTTTTAATCAATTCTCCACTATCAGAAAAAAACATTACTATCTGAATATTTGGTTGTACTGGCTTCTTCAAAAAATATATTAATTCCCTCTGACCATTCAGCTTTTAACTCTGAGTCATCTACTTGCTCTAATAGATTATTACTAAGGGATTGAAGTTCTTGAAGCTGCGTTTTGACATGAGGTGCTTTAGCATAAATTCTTCCCCAAGTGGTCAAAAAATCAAGAGTTTGTTCGGCAATTAAAGGGGTTCCGTCCGCAAGACTAACTTTAAAAAAAGCGTCGAGGGCAGGGGCAAGAAGCGCAAAAATTGGTAATTCCCAACTATTGACAGAAGCGGTAAGAACAAGTAGGCTGATTCTAGATGGACTATCAGCGGGAATACTATTGCGAGATAAAATTGACGCAATAAATAACCAAATAACCTCATTATTAATCTCGCTGTCATTCTGTAGAAGCTTACGTCCCAATACTCCTAAGCCGATTTCTGAAGCTTCGATCGATCCCAGTGCCAACAGAGCGGCAAACTCTCTAACATGACTATCTACCTTTCTCAGATTGCCGAAAGCTCTATCAATTTCTTCTCTAGCTTTATCACTATCGCCAGAGTCTAAAAATTGTTGTACTCTTCTAAGCATCGTTTTATCCCTTAAATATCCGATTTCAATTTATTATATCTTCTTTTCTTTTTTTTCTCCATAAAGCATCAACGGTATCAACAAACCTTGAAACCTAGTCAAGGTAAAGGTTTCGATTGTTAATAAGGTTATTAACAATCGAATTACAAAAGAACAGTAGATATACTTAGCATATTTAAATTAAATACTGCTATCTGCTTAGATGATCGTTGCTAGTGATTCTTTAAAAGGTACTGGATAACTTGAATTTTGAAAAACCCGTACTGTGTAAGCTGATTGGACTGACCCCCAATCGGCTATTTGTTGTGCCTCTGTGTAAACGACGCTTCGGGCTGACGATACCGGCCATTCTCGTTTTATTGTGTTTCCATCGTAAATTCTGACTACATAGCTGTCCAATTCTCCTGCTGCGTAAGCAATGTCGATATAGTCGATCCAACGACCATTTAACCGCGTCCGTCGATACCAAGTAATAATTAAATCGTTATTATCTTTTTCCCCTCTTACAGCACAAGGGAAAGGCTTCAATCCTTCTAAAGTAATTGTGTGAGCAGTCTCGTCTTCTATATCAGTTTCAAGCAATCCATTAGGAACTACTTTTAATAAATATTCTCGATTAATATCAGAAAGATTTAAGGGGAATCGAACTAAATAATTAGTTAGTAACACAAATTTTTCTCCTATTATATGCCTAGAGATAGCCGGTTCAGTTCCTTTGACTCCACGAATTGTATATGAAATATCAAAGGTTAAGGGATCGTTGGACACAATAGCAGCATTTTTAAACGCTATAATTTCTCCGGTAGAAAACCAACCTAATTGTTTGCCTGATAGAAATGTTTCAAGAGTAACTGGCTCTAATTCCCCTGAATTCATGCTTACTCGTATCCAATTTAAATCGTCAATAAAGCTAGGAGAAGCGTTGTTAAAATTTGGGGAGAAGCTTAATACAGTACCAGTTACGCTGTTGACAACATTGCCAACAGCAAAATCATAACTTAAGCCGTTGTCATCGGAATAAAATAAGGCTCCTTTGGTAAAACTAGAGTTACCTTCAATTGCCACATAAATTCCTATGTCTGTATCTTGGCTATTAATTATTGGGCATTCAATAGGAATAGCGTTAGCGCGTCCGTAGGGACGAGGAAAGTTATCGTCTGGCGGAAATTCGTTATCTATAGGAATATCTGGTAAATATCCTACTCCTTGAAATCGAGTAGCTTCAATTTCAATTAAATAATTTACTCCTCTTACTTTCTTTGTAATTTGCATCAATTCTTGATGATAATTGTTATTATCATTAGTAAAAATTATATCCCCAACCTTTAAATTTTCCCATGCTGGTAATAAAAACATTTTTGAGAAAGTTTTTGATTGCGTTTTCCCTAAAAAAAGAATTCTTGAGGCGGTATTCATAAAAAACATATCTATATCTATTAGCTTAGTTTGAAAACTAAGCTCGTTTGTGTGAGTATCTGATGGGTCTTTAGCTACTACGGTAATAGTTTCATAATTTTTTAAAACATTTAGTCCAGATACTGTAACGGCACTAGGGGTTTCTCTAAAATGAGTCAGTTTTTTTTCATTAATGTCAATAGGATTTTCTCCAAATTTTTTAGACCCAAAAGAGCTTTTAGGGATAAAAATAGGATCGGATGATTGTTCTTGTCTTTTAAAAATGATTTTATCTTTTGGCTCCCTTGCCACAATAAAAAAAGCTCTCATAAGTTCTTCTAACTGATCAGCAAAAGATGTCCCATCAAACAATAAATCAAATCCTTGAATTCGGTAATCATCAGGAATGTCAGTTACGTCAATTTGATCGTCTGTTCTACTAGCTAATTTACAAATAGTTTTCAAAATATCTTTTATTTTTGGATTGTTTCCACTTTCTCCAATCACTTCAATATCAATAGTAGGAAATCCAGTGCCGTCATAATTAGCAATCGGATAATTATTAAAAACTAAAAAAGACATTCCAGTAAAAGCAGGTACTGGATTAGATTCTTTTGACTGAATTACTGACGATGGTGTAGTTTGATTGCCAGTATAAATAGTTGTGTGTTCAATAAATTTTAGGCTTTTTTCGTCATTGGTTTCAGAGTTGTAAACAAGGACGCTATTCATCCAAACTCGCCTAACAGAGCCAATTTTTCTAGCAATTGGATAAGCGGCTGTCAGAAAATAAGTGTAAACTTCGGTAGTTTGCCCACCACCACCACCTTTTCCGCCTTGCCTTTCCGATGTGACGACTTCCTTAAGAGGAATCCCCCACATCATAGTTAGCCCTTCTTTCCTCACCCTTCCAAAAGGATAGGATAGGCTTCTGCCGTATTCAGCATCGGGAACACCAGTATCCTCAATTTTTCCTTTTTGTTGGGTAGGGGGTTTAGGAGCAAATAGAGATAACAATAGGTTAGCTCCGATTCCTATCGCTACGGGAATGAGAAAATTAGCCACGGCTTTTTAAAAGATAGTATTTTCTCTATTCTAATAGGTTGAGTAGGAATCGAACCTACCTAAGACGAATTATGAGTTCGTTGCCTTAACCGCTCGGCCATCAACCCTTGACCTATTTAGGAAAAAATAAAGTAGGAGAGATATTAAAAAAATCGGCTAATTTTTGAACGTGAATATCTGTTATCTCTCGCTGCCTATTAAAAATATCATCTAGGATTGATTGATCCTCAAAAATAGATAATAAGTCTTGCTTTTGCAAGTTCTTTAGTTCTAACAAAAATTTCAATAGCTCAACTCCATAAATATCAGGTATTGGCTCTTGATTTTCCTCATACTCATAAATCAAAGTTCCTAAAACATTTAAATACTCCCTTTCTTCTATTGTCAATTGAATTTTATCTAATATGATTTTATCTAAAAAAGAACTGATAACTTTTTCTGTGTTTTCTAGCTTTTCCTTGTCGTAAATAGGACGAGGAGGGTATTGTTTTAATAATTCTAAGTATTTATTTGTATCAAACATAGTGTGACTGTAATCGCTGTAACTTTTTATCATAGGTCAAGTCTTTGATTTTGTCAATATGTTTGATTTTAAGTGGGTTGGGCTGGATTTGCACCAGCGTGGAATTAAATCTACAGATTTACAGTCTGTCGCCTTCGACTACTCGGCCACCAATCCTTGTTTAAATTTATCTTACTATAATTCTTAATGCTTGTCAATCATATTGGTTTTTGATTTTCTTGATTCTTTTGAGATTCTTGCAAATTAAGAAGTTGAAGCATTGCTTCTCTTGCGTCTTTACGCGCCATGCTACAAGTCCAGAGTCTTTGTTCATTGCGCTTGATAATGATAATTTCTGTATTAGAAACTAAACAAACTAAATCATTTTTCTGTTTTATTAGTTGATTAATAGCTTCTAATTTTTGCTTTTGTTCTAATTCAGAAACGGGTTGAGGGGTTTCTCCATACTCTTGTGTGGAGAAAACAACAGCTAACATAAAACTTTTTGTTTCTTTAAACTGAAAACGAATAATCTGCCAACTAAATTCACCATCAGGCTCTAATTCTCGATTCCAAATATTTAGAAAGGTTTCTAAATAATCTTCTAATCCTTTTTGAGTTTGACGGTTTTTATTAATATCACTGAAAAGTCCTTGATGCTGTTGAGGATAGTTTTCAACAGGTTTTACTGACTCACTATCTTGAATAGAGTAAGAATGACAAGAATTAAATGGAAACATAAAGGGCATATTGATTGCTATCAAGATATTAGGAAAGTTTAATAATTTGTTGCAGATTAACTATATTAGATTTATTCTCTGTAAAAATTAAGATTACACCAAAAGGAATCTTTCCAAAAATTTATCAATTTTATATTTTTTTCAGCTATTAATTTTCGCCAAAGACGAAAATTCTCAAAAAAATTATACCATCCAAAAGGAACATTTTCTCTAAGGGTAGTCCAAATAATAGGTAAATAGCTGTCGATAGGTTTATAAAGTTTGTTACAAACATAAATATAAAAACCAAAAGACAAAGTGTAAAACAACCCTTTGGTGATTAACATAAATCCCCACACAAAAATTAAAAACAAATTCAAGATTAAGGCTATCGGTTTTATTTTCATTTTTGGACTTCAACAGATTTTAAGGTTATTACTATATTACTTTACTACAATTAAAGTTATTTGTCTATAACTTTGATAAAAAAATAAATTAGATTTACTTTTTCCGATGTCAGTGTTTTGATTTTCATTAAGATTTCTACTAATTTATCCTTAAGTTCTTTTTTAGTGGGTTCTGTGTCACTTGGTTGATAGATGAAAGTTTTGGCACTCCCATCTTGTTCTATTTTAGTCAAAGTGTATTTTTCCATGATCATAGTGCCTTCTTTTTATGTGTAGGTTTATCTTAATACTTGCAATCTACTTAACAAGTCAAGCCGATTGTTACTATTAAGTAAATGCCAAAAAACCTGCTCACACTCGTCCTTGCAATCTACTTAACAAGTCAAGCCGATTGTTACTATAAAGGATTCATATAGCAATTGTGGCCAACTTGCAATCTACTTAACAAGTCAAGCCGATTGTTACAAACAGGGAGGCCGGGACCTTGCAATCTACTTAACAAGTCAAGCCGATTGTTACTTTAGTCGATGCTCTAGGCTAGTGATTTTGTTTGATCTTGCAATCTACTTAACAAGTCAAGCCGATTGTTACTATGAAATCGATTGACATTGAATCACTTCTCAGTGGGACTTGCAATCTACTTAACAAGTCAAGCCGATTGTTACTATGGCTGTAATCGTAGCCATTTTCAGGATCAAGACTTGCAATCTACTTAACAAGTCAAGCCGATTGTTACCGCCCCCGAAGCTTCCTAAGCTAGGGAGCGGTACACTTGCAATCTACTTAACAAGTCAAGCCGATTGTTACGTGGCAACGACCTATCGCCCTATCTGAATTGGCAACTTGCAATCTACTTAACAAGTCAAGCCGATTGTTACCCAGTCTCCCAGAGTGTAAGCTGCGTATAGCCTGCGTTGACTGTTTGCGCGGGTTGCGAGTGGATCGACCTTTTCCTTGTTTTTTTCTTGGGTGTCACTGGCTCGGAGGTCAAAACCAGTAAGGTTTCGAGGGTTTCTTCGCCGAGTAACAATCGGCTGGACTTGCTAAGTAATTCCTCCTGCGCTGATTCCTTATCGAAATCCTTCAGAGGCTTAACTTCCCCGGTACAAGCCGGGTAGCTTCTTACGAAGTCTGCTTTCCCTAAGATGTTGATTGCGGCGGCCACATCTCTGGGTAAAGTACATCCACACTCTAAACATTTATGGGTGCGGGTTGATAAACTTTTTTTAACACGATTGCCACAGCGAGGACAATCTTGGCTAGTATAGGCTGGTTGAACTTTGATAAACTCTCGGTTGGGAGTTTTCATTTTCGTTTCAAGAAAACCAGTTAATTGTCCTAAACTAGCATCAGCAAAGGATTTATTTAATCCCCCTTTGGCTTTCGCGTTATTGCGTTCGTAGCCTTTACCGTCTTCTCTTTTTTTCGGTTTAGGTCGTCGCATTAAATTCTTTAAGTTGAGGTCTTCTACGGCTACAGCGCCATGATTTCTAGCAATATCGGTACTTAGGGCATGATTAAATCCTTTGCGTTGTCTTGCTATTTTTTCGTGAGTTTTGGCAACTTTAGCACGAGTTTTAGCGAGATTTTTGCCGTCTTTATTTTCCCCTGCTTTATACTGTCTAGCGGTTTTTCTTTGCAGTTTTGCTAGTCTTTTTTGCTGTTTTCTATAGTATTTGGGCGGGTCAATTTGTTGGCCGTCGCTGGTACTAATTATATATTCTAGTCCTACGTCAATACCGATTGCTTTATCGGAATCAGGTAGATCATCTACTTCAAATTCACCAAATAGACTTAGATAATATCCCGATGGGTATTTGATAATTGATACGGTAGAGGCTTTTCTGTCACCCCACCGAATGTCTAAAGTATTGTTGATAATCTTTAAATCGCCTAATGTTTTACCACAGCTACCTATAGATATTTTATCCCCTTTTCTAACAGCGCAATTGCTGATCTCAGAATAAAGAGATTTAATTTTATCTTCTTTTCTTTTAAATCTAGGAAGTTTTCTGTCTAAATTCTTTTTATCGAGTTTGGTGTAAGCTTTCCAGGAATCAGCAAGCTTTTTTAAAACCCCTTGGACAAAAGCCATAGGGATGTCCTTGCATAGTTCTGGACATTTTTCTTTTGTAATACAGCCACATAACCCAAAATAATTATCAGATTTTAACCGCCGTTGAATAGGAATATGAACAGAATAAGAGTGACCTGCTTTTTGTCTTTTTTCTCTAGCTATCTGTATTTTAACTTTTTGCTTGCCAGTTAAATATTTGGGGGTGTAAAGGGGATTAGGAAGGGATTTACCTTTTTCGTTTTTCAGGGAGTCAATAAATTGAGGTTTTTTAGCTAAACGACGTTTAACCCGTTTAACTGGTTTTCCTGTTATTTTCTCAAGCTCGTCGTAATACTTATTAAGCTGATATTCCATCAGTAGCTCTAGTCCAAAATTCCAGACAGCTTTAAGCTCGTCCATCCAGCGATCAATATAGGCTCGCTGAGTGGCATTAAGGTTAAGTTTTATGTCCGCAATAGTTTTCTTGACTAGCATGGCTTTTATGGATCGACCTTCCTTTATTCTTATTTAAATTTACCATAACCCTACTAGAAATGTCAAGTAAGAAGTCTAAAGATTTTTAATGTCAAGTAATGGGATACCAGTTTCCGCCTCAAATATAGCCCAACCTTTATAAAAGTCAAAGCCAGTAGTATCAATATGAAGGGGAAAACCTAGCTCTTCCCAACAGTATAATAGTCTTAGTACGTCAACAATCTGAACCGTATAATTTAATCCTGTTTCAGTGATGATAAATTTTTCAAAAATCTCTGGGGCAACTAAAACAGAACAATAGCTAGTATCGTCAAATTTACCAGATTTTTTGGCTAATTCAGAAGTAATTGCGATCAAAATCTCTTTTGTAAGTAATCTTTCTTGCAATATATTGCGACTATCTAAGCTAGTCCAAGCGGTAAATTTAACATAATCAGATCGGGGATTAAACATAACTTATAGTAGAAAAAGGTGCTAAACTATATTTGACTAACTTAAATCTACCATAAGCCTACTAGAAATGTCAAGTAAAAATTATTATCCTCTTAACGTCCGTACATCAGAATCAGAAGAGAAAAAGCTAAAAAACTACTGTAAAGCCCAAAAGCGGTCAATAACCGAGGTAATCCGGGAATTGATTAGAAGTTTACCCGATAACTAATCAAGGGTGTTGTCGGGATAGCTAACACAAAAAGTGCCAGTTCACAGACCGGCACTAAAGTTGCTTGCTCTTCATTCAGGTAGCAGTAACGCTCAGGACGACCGCCGCTAGAGCCTTCTAGCGGTTTCGACATTTGAAATGCGACAACTCCAAACTCTTGAATCTCGTTAATGTATTTTTCTATGGTTTGACGCAAGGCGCAGTGTTCAATCCCCAACTCACCAGCAATCAAACGAGAATCAAGGACAAGACAATCATTCTGTGATACTATAATTTTGTAACTCGTCAGCAGAAGGCTCATAACTTGGCTCATAAAGGCTCATAACTTGGCTCATAAAGGCTCATAACTTGGCTCATAGCTGAATCTGTTTATGCGCGTAAAATTACTGATAAACAATCTAACTTCCCACGGTATCGCCTCTTAGTTACGAGGAAAAAACTCTGGACATCTTTTTTTAGCGTTTTCAAGGATTGCTTCTGTTTGACCTCTCACAATTTCATCGCGCAAAATATACAGTATTTCTGATCCTGATCCTGTCCCCGTCCCTACTCTTGCTGTTGCGTACGGAAAAACGGCAGAACTGATCGCCGATGTGGTTTCCCCTAGTGTCAGTCCAGACTTAAGATACTGACAAGTTCTTTTCTCAAGTATCTCTTGAGTCTGATTATCGAGGGACAGTGCCACGGTAGGCAACACTCCCAAAAACAATAAACTTAAAATAATCTTTTTCATCGGGATTAAGGTAGCTTTCTATTATTTTACCACTCCTAAAGTAGGTACTCGATAAATTAGTGCAGGCGGGTATTCATGAATATAGGTCTTCATCACGCCATTTATTGAGTCAGCATGAATATACTCCCCATCTCCCAGATAAATCCCCACATGACCATTTATACCTGATTTACGGAAGACTAAAATATCTCCTTTATCTGGACTACCTTCTACTCTTGTCAAGATACCCTCGATAAATCTCACTAAGAAATTGTTCCGGGGAATCCGTTCGTAGTTTTCAATAATGAAATCATGGGGCAAGAATCCGACTTCAATCCCTACGCCAGCGATAAATCCTACACAATCGGTTCCAATCCCTTTAAGCGATTGACCATGAAACCAAGGAGTACCGAGCCATTCAAGAGCTTCGGTAACAATTTGATTACCCAAAGAATCGTTTTTTAGTTCGTTCATTTTGTGCATTTTCCCGTTCTTTCAATTGATTCAAACTATACCCCATATCATTCCGTGATTCTACAGTCACGTTATTGGTGTTATTAATTACCAAAGACTGATTAGAGCTATTGTTATTTGAGGTTGTGGAGTAATTAGGCTTACCCCCGACAAATCCTCCATTAGCATAGTTCTTAATAGGAGCATTATTTCTGTACTCTAGATATGCTTCTGTTTCTTTAGGGTTAAGAACCAATTCGTCTTCATTAGCTACGATCAAGCGAGGTTTTCGGCCTCCCGACATTGCTCGTTCGCGCTGAAAAGCTGAAATGATATTTTTCTCTATCGGAACATTGGCATCTCCAACTTTCCCGCCATCACTAAATAAGCTGAATCCTGTACCTAGAGAAAAGGCAGAAGCCGGAGCAGAAGCAAAACTAGAGGCTCCTATACTACCAAGTGATCCAATCGAACCAAGTCCCCCAATCCCTCCACTAAAAATCCCTGTTATTCCGCTAAGTAAGCCATTAAATAAGCCACCTCCGCCACCGCCCCCAAAGATAGAGGAAAAGATGTTACCTACTGGTTTAAAAATGCTACTGAGGGCATTAGTGAAAAAGTTACCTACTGGACCGATGATTGCATTAAATACTGATTCAAATGCCTGAGTAATCGGCTTTGTAAATCCATCGATAGCAGAAGTTAAAGCATCGATAGCGGGCTTAGTAATACCCTCAACAAATTTTGTCATGATATTTAATCCAAGACTACTAAAAGCCGATCCTATTCCTTTTCCTTCTCTAATATCAGAGAAAAAGCTTTCAGCTGCGCCACGATTTGGGGAAGCGTTTAACTCCGCTCGTTTTAATCTTAATTCTGCAAGTTTTTCCCATTCCGAGCGAATATTAGCCACAAATTCAGCGTATTGTGGTAAGTCTTTGTAAGGTTCTAAATAATCCTCTAGTTCCTCTTTTTCTTTTTGTAGGCTAATACGTTCGGCAAGGATAGCAGAATCATCAAATAAAGTCGGTCGGGCTTGATTCTCTAACTTCATTCTTTGGATAGTTAAATCATTTAACCGATCACGAATACTCCTGACTGTATCTCTGGTTTTTCTAAATGATGCTTCTAAGCTGGCTACTCCCTGATTCTTGCCTAATTGTTCAATCGCTTGATCAAGAATTGCTACCTGTTCTTTAGCTAATTCAGCGCGTTTAGCTAAAGCGTCAATACTATCTATCATTTCTTTGGTAAATTCAGGGGGGAGAGCTATACCTTTTCTTTGAAATTCTCCTAAGATTTCTTTTATCGCGTCGCTGTATTTTTGTTGAGCCTCAGCATTTAAAAGTAAAGTCCGTCGCTGGTCTTCTAGTGATTCAATTTGAGAGCGATATTGACGAGAGACTTCTGTAGCACTCTTATTAATTTCTTCTTGTACTGTCAGATACCCTTTAGAGTTGATAGTCAAATCAGCGACATTTTCGGAAGCATTTCTTAAAGTACGTTCTAATGCACGGGCATCTTCCTCTTGCTGCCGTCTAAATTTCATTGATCTGTCAAGAGCCTTGTTTAGATTTTGTTGCTCTTCTAGTCGTCTTGAAAACTCCTCAGCGTTTTGATTAGCTGTTTCAGCGTTGCGAATTTGATCAGCCGCTGCGCCAAGATTACCCGTAGGAAGATTGGGAACGGGAGGCAAATTAGGACTCTGGAAGTTAATCGGATTGTCTTTAAGAACCGGTGGTAAATCGGCATCCCAGAAAT